GAATTAACTAAATAAGAAGAATGTACGAAACAACAGCAGAATCAAACAGCAGCTTTATGGAATGGGCAGCAGCCCGGATTGCCAAGGAGGTTGAGGACAATGAGAGGATTGAGGCGGCAGCAGGGACACGCAACTTTATACCTGGCAGTAACTGTAACCGAATCACTCACCGACTCAGCACCGAGGAGAAGGCCGAGGTGGTGAAAAAGATTGACGCAATGCGTGACAAGGGTGTATCCCTTGAGACTGCGGCGGATCAGTCCGGCATCCACAAGTCAACCTACGCACTATGGCGGCGACAGTTCAAGCTACCTAATTATCAACTACCAGCTATTTCCAAAATGGAAAAAACTGGAAACAACTCAGCCCAGTAGGGCGCACACATTATGAATGAAGAAACTAATCAATCGAACGACAGCAACTTGGATTTAAGTGCAGCCGATGAGCTATTAGCCTTAAAGCTAAAGATTAAGGATTTCTGCATCGAATTTGACAAGACAAGCTGGGGATGGGATGGGGACTGCGGGACGCAATGCCTAGTAGATGACATAGCAGAAACTGTCCAAGACAAATATGGGAACTGGACTTGCTAACTCTAAACTAACAGCCCAGTAGGGCGCACACATTATGAATGAAGAAACTAAAGTATGGGTAATATCCGTCGATGAAGACCCGATGCCGTGGGAATACTGGGACTTACCGCATTCCGTATTCACTGGGACTGAAAAAGACGCCGAATCATACAGGCTAGGACTAGAGGCAAACAACCCTAAGAAATGGCTATGGTCGATGTGCTCGACTCAGGTCAACACAATCAACACAGCCCAGTAGGGCGCACACATTATACAACAATATACACCGATATACATTATGACTGATAACCTAGACGAAAAACCACTGACCAGCATCATCCTGGAGCTAAGGGATGACTTCATCTACCTACGCAGTGAGAACCTACGACTACAGGAGGAAAACAATCAACTCAAGCAGGCCATCGCTGCACTCAATGGCGAGCCTACTAACTCACTATGACATCATCTAAACCAAGACTAGCAATCAGCTTCAGCGGAGGCCGGACATCGGCTGTGATGACTAAGCTCTGTGTGGATAAGTTCTCCGAGACTCACGACATCGCTATCACCTTTGCCAACACTGGCTGCGAACACGACAACACCTTGAAGTTTGTCGATCAATGCGACAAGCATTTTGGATGGGGTGTGGTGTGGGTTGAGGCCACTGTGAACTCAGAGAAGGGCAAGGGCATTAGGCATAAGGTTGTGGATTACGAAAGTGCATCACGTGAAGGCGAGCCATTTGAGGCGTATATCGCTAAATACGGACTATGCGGACCGACTCATCCACAATGTACGTCGCGGCTGAAGGAAGAAGTAATGTATGATCATCGACGTTCGATGGGTTGGAAGAAAGGGACATATTGGACTGCAATAGGAATCCGGGGAGATGAAATGGATCGCATATCAGAAAATCGCATAGAGCGAAAATTTGTTTATCCTCTAGCGGATGCTGGATGGACAAAGGAGGACGTGAAACAGGAGTGCGCGAGCTGGCCCTTTGACCTAGAACTAAAAGGTGAACACTATGGGAATTGCACTTGGTGCTGGAAGAAGTCTATGCGGAAGCTACTCACGATAGCCAAGGAGGACCCCTCGGTGTTTGACTTTCCATTAAGGATGGAAAAGAAGTATCAAGTAATCAGAGAAAGCGACAAGGATCGGGATGGTAAGCACAAAATCTTCAGAAAGCATACAAGCACACAAGATCTTCTGGATATGGCACAGAAACTAGACTTTGAGCCGTACCGAGATATTGACCAGACGCAGATGTTTAGCCAAGCAAACTACGATGTCTTCCTTGACACTGGCAGTGCTTGTGGAGAGTCTTGTGAAATTGGAGCAGACGAATAACTATGACATACCTATCACAGAATCAAATCAAGGAGTTCCGGGAGGCCAACAAGCCAGTCTCCTGTCCCATCCTGGACATAAAGACCAATGACTGGGTGCTGGATCACGACCACCAGACTGGAATGGTACGAGGTGTACTATCCCGCCAAGCTAACAGTCTTCTTGGAAAGGTTGAGAACTTTTTCCTTAAGATGTGCAGGGGCCGGAAGGAAGATTTGCCAAATACTTTGGAGGCAATGGCCGCCTACCTTGAGCGTGAGGAGATGGATGTTCTTCACCCAGTGGGACTTACGCAACTTACACGAAAGTTTGCAAATAGCTTGACAGCATCCCAACAAGTAACAGAGTTGAAAGACCTAGGAGCAAGTGAAGGTGATCTTGCTTCTTGTAAAAATCAAAAGCAGCGTAAAGAGCTGTTCCGTAAACTAACCAAAAATAAATATGAGTAACCTAGATAAAACACCTGAAGAACTAGAACAGTATTCTGCTGTATTCAACATAGCACCCTTGACCGATAACATTGGATTTTCTTATATCATTGAGATTAAGCAAGCTGAAGGGACAGAATACTGCGGAGTAAGTTGCATTGAGGAGGCTTTTAATGAAATACAAGAGTGGCCATTCAGCACAGCCACCATCAACCTTGGAAATAAAATTCCTAGCATTAAATTCAACTAACAAAAAATAAATATGAATATACTACAACAGATACAGTCAGAGCTTAAAGCTCCTAAAGGCCAGAAGAATAACTTCGGCAATTACTCGTACCGATCAGCCGAGGACATCCTCACTGCGGTTAAGCCCCTGCTAGAGAAGCATAAGGTGTCACTCATCATCAGCGATGACATCGTTGGAGTAGAGGGACGTGTATACGTCAAGGCAACAGCAACTCTATGGTCGGGTAACAAGGGCTGCGAGCCACTTGCTGGTTCCACTGGCTTTGCTCGTGAGGCTCTTACCAAGAAGGGAATGGACGATGCCCAGATTACTGGCTCGGCCTCCTCCTACGCTAGAAAATATGCACTTAATGGACTCTTTGCTATTGACGATACCAAAGATCCGGACGCTACTAATGATCACGGTAGCAAACTACCTAAACCTACAACTAAACAATCACAAGGATTCTAAGCGAAACATTCTGTTGCGCACAAATAATATGGACTTACGAAACGAACTTATCGATGTCATCTCAAGCATTCAAATGCTGGACAACCACTACGAAACAATCATCGGAGAGATGAAAGAAAACATTGAAGCAGTACACCTGCACAATAAACTCTTGGATAAGCAGAATCAATTGCTTAATCAGAAGATCGACGCACTTGCTAAACACTTGAGCGTCAAGCTAGAACAACCCGATACAACCATCCGCGCTGTACAGCTGGATGTAACTAACAACAAATAACCAACCAATAACGAAAGTAATATTATGTCTGAATACGATAACACAAACTCCGGTACATTCTTCGTCAATGACCGTAAAGAAAAACCAAATCATCCTGACTACAGCGGGAAGATTAATGTCGAGGGTAAGGAGTACTACCTCAAGGGCTGGAAGAAGACGGCCAAGAGCGGCACTAACTTCCTGTCACTGGCACTGAACCCAGTGGATGCTGCTCCAGGCGGCGGCGGAGGCGGCGGTGGTTCGACAGGACCTAAAGCTGCAAGTGCGCCAACCAATGACAACACCCCATTCTAAACGTGTCGTCATTCGATAAAGTCTGGTGGGATAAATTCCGCCGTGATGAAGTTGATTCCATTCTAGAGATGACCGCTAACAAGTGCTCGGATTATACCGGAGGAGAAAGCTGCAATAACCCCTTTGCAAATTTCGACAGCTCCGCCGAGTGGGGCGTTCATCCACTAACTGGAGTCTGCGTTCGGATGCAGGACAAGTTCCAGAGAGCAAAGGCTTTCTGTAAAGACGGTCAGCTAAAGGTAAATACCAGCGGCGACCAATCCAAGGATATCTTTCGTGACCTTATTGGCTACTCTCTAGTGGCCATAGGGATGCTCGAAAGAGAAGAGTCAAAGTAACCCTTGTGCTAAGATGCTTGCCCCTTACGAATCCGTAGGGGGCAAGTTATTCTTATGACTCAAATTAATAATAATAAAATAAACCGTAACGAAATGACTAAAATAAATGAAGCCGCCGAAGTATCTCTTTCAATCTACAACACAATTGATGTGTATAAGTTGCAAGGGGCAGATCGTGTAGCTTACAAGTCCCTTGGACAAGTCCTTCGTTCTCTGGTAGAATTACTTGAAAATGAACGAAACAAATCTACTGACACACACACAGCCACATAGCGTTGAGGCTGAACAAAAACTAATTTCATCCTGCTTATTTTCTGGGAACTCGTCCGCGTACGATACGGTCCGCCCCATAGTAGAAGCCGAGGATTTTTACGTATTAAGATTTAGATTACTTTACGAAGCTATAGGTGAGCTGTCTCAACTGAGTCACCCTATTGATATCGTATCCATCTCGGAGCACTTGAAGTCCGTAGGTGGCCTTGACGATGTAGGTGGCATACCAGGTGTTATGTCCCTAGCTGACGGTGAAGTATATACTGAGAATGCAGCTAAGTTCTACGCCAAGGTGGTGGCTGAGAAGTCACGCCTACGTGAGATTATGAAGTCCTGCCGGATTGCCGTCGAGAATGTGGAGTCCGAGGCTCTTACCTATGACGAGATCCGCAGTTCACTTGAGGCTGATATCACGGCACGTCCTTTACTTAGCCAGAATAAGTCAGGCATAGGAGCTTCGGCTGACGAGCTAATGGATGACATCGCCAGGATGCAGGCAGGTGACTACGTTCCCGATGTTGTTAAGACTCATACCAATAACTTGGACAGTGAGCTTGGTAACCGAGGGATCGCTGCTGGTGAAGTAATGACCGTGGCTGCACCTACCTCCTGTGGTAAGTCAGCACTGGCCCTTTACATTGTATCCCAAGCGGTCGCAAAGGATGGTCACGCCTGCGGAGTCTTCTCACTGGAGATGCCTCAGAAGCAGCTTACCAAGAGACTTACCCAAGTTATCTCCGGCGTCAACCTTCGCAGCGTGGAGGACAACGTAGCTAAGCCAGAGCAGGTCAAGCGGGTTCACGAGACTATCTCTGAACTTAAGACAATGCCAGTGTACACCTCGCACTCAGTCAAGAGTGCCGATGACCTGTACAGCCAGACTAAGCAGTTCGTCCAGAAGCAAGGAGTAAAGCTACTGGTCATTGATTACTTACAGCTAATACCTTTCTCTTCCAAGATGGGTAAGGCCGAGGGCATCGCAAGTATCTCTCACAAAATTAAGCAGATGGCTATCGATCTTAATATCGCCATCATCCTACTGGCACAGGTAAACAGGGAGGGAGCCAAGAATGGCCGACTCAAACTGTATGACCTCAAGGATTCCGGGGACATCGAGAATGATGCCGACGTTGTTCTGCTTATGTACCCATCAAACGGGGATGTTGATTCGTCAAAGAGTCAAGATGCCCGTGGGGGTTATACAAGTCTAACCTACGAGATTGCTAAGAACCGTGAAGGTGAGCGCGATATCGGAGGTACGTTTAAATTCTATCACTGCACAGGGAGGTTCGGATAATGACAGAAGAACAAGTAGCACAACATATAATGACAGCTTTTCCTAAGATGAATAAGCTGATCAAAGCCGAGGACGAGTTCAGTCCTTTTGATTACCAGAGTGTTGATTACCTAGTCGAGATCAAGGTACGCCGAAAGGCATACGATCCCTGGATCATCGAGCAACTAAAGCTTGATACCAATATCGGAATAGCTGAGTCAATGAAGAAGGACTTCCTTTACGTGACAGGATACCAGCACCTGCTGTACGTCTGGAATATCTCTAAGCTAATCCGGGATGACTATGACTTCGGTTTCGAGGCTCGTGAGATGCCTTGGACTACGGACTTCGACGCAGTACAGATAATAACCAAGCGTACTGGTTACCTTCACAATATCAACGCACACATCATTAACACACTATGATAGCTACAGAAGAATCAAAAGATATAAAGGTAAACGGAATCACAGTAACCTGCTACTCCGATGGCAGTGTAGAGAGTCAAGGAAGTTACAGCCGAGGAAGATCATTCGGCTCCTCAAACGGTACAGATTATGGGGTTCACTGGGTGAACTACCAAAGGTTCAAGGTTCACGAGTTAATCGCAAGAGCCTTCATTGGCGATAGACCCACTAACTATGACATTGATCATATCAATGGGGATAGATTAGACAATAGACCTTCCAACCTGCGGTACGTTACACGTTCACAGAACCTCCGAGGATACCAAAAGGTTCGCGGTAAATCCAAGTACAGGGGCGTACAGGTATCAGTAAAGAATCCTAAGTTCGTGGTGAAGGTAGGTCTAGGCAAGGACCACGATTACAAGACGAAATACATTGGCTCATTTACTGACGAGAAGGAGGCCGCTATTGCCCGTGATACCTTCTGCTACGAGGTTATGAATTATCCTCTAGAAGGTTTGAATTTCCCTGAGTTATTTGTTGACAAGGAGGATACCAAACCACAAGTTACCGATATGCAAAACAACGAAGAGAATATTGAGCGCATCCAGACTCAGATTGATATGATCCGACAGGAGTCCAGGCTTCTGTCCTACCGCATTGATCGTATGACTGAGCAGCGTAAAACTCTCCAAGATGAAAAGCGTAATTTAAAGGAAGTTCTTATTGAATATAAGAAACCATAGTGTATAATGTTTGCAGTGGTTATGTGCCCACTGAAATAGCAAGGTAAGCTGTTGGAGTAATCCGCAGCGGGATCGGTTTTTCCTATTTGAATCCTTGCGTCGTTACGGTAGCCCCGTCCTTTTTATGTGGAGGACGGGGCTTTTCGTTACCTTGGGTACTGCTTCATTTGTATCTGACGCATCACTGCCTGTACGTCACTGCGCTTCAGCTTACCCTTATCGTAGTCATCCTGTAGCATCTTCATTGCCATCTCTTCCGGCATCCTGCCAGCGAGCTGTACATAACGTGCTCTCTTATTAATGCGATTGGATGGT